TAATATGGTTCTGTCAGAAAGTACAGATTCCATTTGAGGTATATGCTTTTAGTAATACTTATAGGTATAATCATAATGTAAGTTATTATGGTGGAGACCCAGTTGTAAAACTCCAAGAAGAGAAAGAATATGATTTTGTTCTAGATAATAATTTTGTTTTATTAAATTTCTTTAGTAGTAAGTCTAATAAGGCAGGATTGGAAAATCAAATGCTTAATGTCTGGAGATTGGCTACTAATCTAGATTCTGTTAATAGATATAATTATTATGATTCTGATAAGCGTTATACTACTCCTCAAAGATATAATTTAGGTGGAACTCCATTAAATGATGCTTTGGTATGTCTTCATCAAATTCTCCCTCAATTTAAAAAGGAAAACAAATTACAAAAGGTTCAGTGTGTAATCTTGAGTGATGGTGAAGCAGCACAGATGCCAATTTATAAAGAGTATAAGGATTATCGTGATGAGGAAGTTCATTTAGGAACTAGACATTATCAAGCAGATACTTCTTACTTACGTAATAGGAAGACTGGATATACTTACAAACTTCCATATGCATATCATGGTTTTACTGATGTTCTTCTTAAAGATCTAAAACAGATTTATTCTGATGTAAATTTCATTGGTATTCGTATTGTTTCTGCTAGAGATTTTTCATACTTTATCAGAAGATATGGGTATATAAGTGAAACTGAGTATAAAAAAGCAAGAAAAGAAAAGACCTATTCTATTAAAGAGTCAGGTTATGATTCTTATTTTGCTATCATAGATTCAGCATTATCTAATGATGATGAGTTTGATGTGCAAGAGGATGCTTCTAAAGCACAAATTAAACGTGCTTTTGTTAAGTCTCTTAAAGCTAAGAAACTAAATAAAAAAGTTCTTGGCGAATTTGTTGAATTGGTGGCATAACTATGAGTGGAGATAACCTGTTTGGTGAACAACCAGATATACGTTATAATGTAAATGTACATCATCATGAGGAGTGGGAATCTATGTCTTTAAGTGAAAGAATGAAAGTAATGTCTCCTGCTATTGAAAAGTGGGAGATTGATTATCTTAAAGAAAATAGAGATAAATTATCTAAACAACAAATAGATATACTTTCAGGTAGAGATTTAAAATCTCATGAGGGTATGATCTATGGTACAATGTATTCTGATTGGAAAAGGAGGAAAGGATTTGACAAAGAACTGGGATGACTCCAACTGGAGGGAAGAATACAAAGCATATACAAGCAACAAGAAAGATCTTGAGTTGCTAGAGAATGGTCCTAAAAGTCTATCTCAATCATGGTATATGAATGCTTTATATCAAAAATGGAAAAAAATGAAAGGTTATAAAGAACCTGAACCACCTGATTGTTCTTCTTCTATGAAGGAGTGGGAAGAGAGTATCAAGAAATATCAGAAATAAAACCACTTAAATTAGTGGCACACTCATACGTATTCAGACCGCATAAACGGTTATAATAAGAGTATGAAAGACAAAAATTAAATTATGGCAACAACCTACAGTCCTGAATCAATAGTTACTTCTCTTCAATCACTTTATGGTGATGAAGTAGTTGCTGCTGATATTAGAGCTTACTGTGCAATGAACAATGTTCATTATCATACAGTTACAAGTAAGATTACTGGATTTAAGGTTGGACGTGGTAAGTGGAACCTTACAGTGACACAGAAAGCTGTGAAGAATATAGAGAAAGCATATGAAGCACCTTCTGTGGAACCAGTAGTTCAGCAAAATCTTACACCTGAAATTGATGACACATTTGTTAAGTTTGGACCATTTAATGACCTTAAAAAGATTGTACAAAGTAAGCTTTTCTATCCTACTTTTATCACTGGACTTTCTGGAAATGGTAAGACATTTGGGGTAGAGCAAGTATGTGCTCAACTTAAAAGAGAATTAATTCGTGTAAACATTACTATTGAAACAGATGAAGACGATCTTATTGGTGGTTTTCGCCTTGTGGATGGGGCAACAGTTTGGCATAACGGACCTGTCATTGAAGCACTCCAAAGGGGCGCAATCTTGCTACTCGACGAAATTGACTTGGCTTCAAACAAAATCCTCTGTCTTCAACCCATTCTTGAAGGGAAGGGTTTGTTTCTAAAGAAGATTGGTAAGTTTATTCAACCAGCACCAGGTTTTAATGTAGTAGCAACTGCTAATACAAAAGGTAAAGGATCTGATGATGGTAGATTCATTGGTACTAATGTACTTAATGAAGCATTTCTTGAAAGATTCCCAGTTACATTTGAACAGGAGTATCCATCACCTGCTGTAGAGAAGAGAATACTTGGTGGTATTGCTTCTAAATTGGGTGTTACTGATACTAAATTCTGTCAGAAGTTAGTTGACTGGGGTGACATCATTCGTAAAACATTCTATGATGGTGGTATTGAAGAAATAATCAGTACAAGGAGATTGGTTCACATTATTCGTGCTTTTTCTATCTTTAATGATAAAGCAAAAGCAATTCAAGTTTGTATAAACAGATTTGATGAAGAGACTAAGCAATCATTCTTGGAACTTTATGATAAAGTTGATGCTGATTTTCAATTACCAGTTGACTCAGAGGATAAAAGTTGATATAATTTAGAAAAGAATATATTGTATATGGATAAACAACTCAAAGATATTGAGTTATCTGGTGGCTTTGAATGGACTCCTGGTAGTCCATGGCCACCTTATGTGGGAGCAGGTCATACTGCTAATGAAGACAGTCCATTAAAGGATGCATTGAATAATTATGATATTCAACATTCTGATTCATGGTATGATTATACTCGTAATGATCCAGATAGAGAGAATCCATTCACAGATCCTAAAGATAGAGAGAGGGCATTTAAAGTGACAGGAAATTGGGAAGAAAGAACAAATTGGATTTATGAATCTCCTGATGGTGGTAAAACAGTTTATAGGCGTGTACCTGGAAGAGATCCAAGTACCAGAGAAGAGGTTATTATTAATGATGGTAGAACAAATAAACCAGAACCAAATTTAGAATATAAATCTCAAAAGTATGAGGAAGATGCTGGTATTAAAGACCTAAAAGATTATATCTCTTCAACATATTCTGGACATTATACTTCAGAACAAAACAATACACAGACATTAGATTTGATTCAGTCTGTGGGTGATGCAGAGTCTTTCTGCAGATCTAATGCTATTAAGTACCTTGCTAGGTATGATAAGAAGGGACAAGCAAAACGTGATATACTAAAGGCAATGCACTATTGTCTACTTCTTTATTATTTTAGTGGACACACAAACAATGAAACTCCGACCCGTGGTTATGAAACTTTCTGATAAGACAATCAATCTCTTAAAGAACTTCTCAACTATTAATCAATCTATTCTCTTTAAACATGGGAGTAAATTGCGTACTATTAGTGTGATGAAGAATATACTTGCTGAAGCAACTATTGATGAAGAATTACCAAAAGATTTTGGTATCTATGATTTGAATCAATTCCTTAATGGACTTGCTTTACATCAAACTCCTGAATTAGATTTCAGTCAGAATGATAATCACGTGATTATTAGAGAAGGTAAGATGAGGTCTAAGTATTTCTTTGCTGATCCTTCTGTAATAGTATCGCCACCAGATAAACCTATTGAACTTCCTACTGAGGATGTTGGATTTGTTATTTCTAGTCAACAGTTGGAGAAGTTAAAGAAAGCAGCATCTATCTATCAGTTACCAGATATTTCTGCTATTGGTGAGGCAGGAGTGGTGAAAGTAGTTGCTAGGGATAAGAAGAATGATACATCAAATGATTTCTCTATAGTAGTTGGTGAGACTGACAAAGAATTTGTTTTTAATTTCAAAGAGGAGAATTTGAAGATTGTTCCTGGTACATATGAAGTTGTTGTATCAAGTAAACTTTTATCACGATTCCAAAGCCAATCATATGATTTGACTTATTATATTGCTCTGGAACCTGATTCCACATTTGGTTAATTATTATGTCTAACACAAAATCATCAATTACAGTTCAAAAAGTTGTTTCTTATATTAAAGATAAGTGGCAGACTTTTGGAGTAAGTGCTTTGCTTATTTTAGTATTACAATTACTTGCTACAAAAATTCTTACAGCAGTTCTTTTAGGATTAGTTGTTGCAGCATTGCTACCATCTGATACAATAAAGAAGGTTACTAAAAAAGTTACTAAAGCTGAATGATAAGATTGTGGAGGGTATGGAAGTATGCGTTGGGTTCTTTCTCTGATGAGAAGACCAAGAGGTATGATAATAGTATACTCCTTGTTCGATCTTTCATCTTTCTTACTTATCTTGTCACTAATTGTTTTATTGTGGCGGGGGTAATCCGTCATTGGAATTCTTTATGAACATCTTTGTTACTGATCCAGCACCAGTAAAGTGTGCTCAAGTTTTACCTGATAAGCACGTGGTTAAAATGCCATTAGAGACTTGTCAGATGCTTGCTATTGTTTGCTCTAAAAAATGGGGCCACAATTTTGGTGTACTTCATAAGAAAGATGGTACACCATACAATACTGATAAAGGTGCTTTTCGTAATCACCCTTGTACAGTCTGGGCAAATGAAACCATTCATAATGCATGGTGGTTAGTTGCTCATGGTTTTGCTTTATGTGAAGAGTATACTCATAGATTTGGTAAAGTTCATAGTTGTGAGAAAACTATATTAGAAGCAGGAAATCTTATTCCATTTACTATGGAAAGACCAAAATCATTTACCAGAGCGATGCCAGATGAGTATAAACATGACACAAGCATTGACACTTTTACTGCTTACAAGAATTACATTAGCAGCAAACCTTGGGTTGCATCTAATTATCTTCGTGACCCATCCAGAAAACCGAATTGGTTATGATTAAACAAATTGATACAAAAGAATATATGCAGGATGGATGGGATAGTGGTCCTATTGGTTGCCATCCTTATAAACGTGGAAGTAGACATAATAAGATTGGGATGTGGATTATGTGGATATTTTATGGTATAGTAATAATACAAGTACTTCATGCTATGATGATACTACCATTCTTTCCTATTCCTTTTTTAATTTTATTAGGATTAGGATATATTTTTTATGTTGCATGGAGGGCATCTTGAGATCTTCATGACCCATCCAGAAAACCAGATTGGCTATGATTGAAGTAATTGATGATTTTTTATCTAAAGAAAATTTTGAGTGGTTTTTAAAATTTGCCACTAAACAAGCTCCTTATTGGGCTGGATCTAAAGATAATATATATTCTATTCCAACAGGAATGGTTTCAAATGTTAAATTAAATTCTGAACCTGTTCAGTGGTTTAAAGAGAAACTTAATTTTGATAATTTAAAAGTTTGTGAGGCTTATATTAATTGTTTTGCTCCTGGTGAAAATCCATATTTTCATACTGATAGGAAAGATGGAATAACTGTTTTATATTATTTAAATGATAAATGGGATAAGGATGATGGTGGAGAAACTCAATTTTTAGTGGATGGTGAAATAAGAGGTATAGTACCAATTCCCAATAGAATAGTTTATTTTGATGCTAATATACAACATAGGGCTACATCTTTTAGAAAATCACATAGGTTTACTTTTGCTTTAAAATATGGTAAGCTAAATGAAAGATCTTTACCTTGGTCAGGAGAAAGTTAATGAGAGATGAATTTCTCTGGGTTGAAAAATATAGACCCAAGAAAATTGAAGAGTGTATTTTACCTCAAGGTATAAAAGATACATTTCAACAATTTGTAAATAGAGGAGAGATACCTAATTTATTGCTTGCTGGACCAGCAGGATGTGGTAAAACAACAGTAGCAAAAGCTCTATGTCACGAACTGGGGGTAGATTACTATGTCATCAATGGATCAGACGAGGGAAGGTTCCTCGATACAGTACGTAACAATGCAAGAAACTTTGCATCTACTGTATCGTTGTCTTCGGAGGCGAAGCACAAGGTCATCATCATTGACGAAGCAGATAACACAACGAATGATGTCCAACTCCTCCTCAGAGCATCCATAGAGGAGTTTGCTGCTAATTGTAGATTTATATTTACTTGTAACTATAAGAACAAGATTATTGAACCATTACACTCTAGGTGTGCTGTGGTTGATTTTTCTATTAAAGGTAAAGAGAAACAGGAGATTGCAGCATCTTTCTTCTCAAGACTTAATTATATTTTAGAAACAGAAAGGATTGAATCTGATAAGAAAGTTTTGGCACAATTAATTAAAAAACATTTCCCAGATTGGAGAAGAGTTCTTAATGAGTGTCAGAGATATTCAGTTGCAGGAAAGATAGATACTGGTATACTAGCTACATTCAGTGATGTAAAGACTGATGATCTCTTTAAAAATCTCAAGGAAAAAAACTTTCCAGAAGTACGTAAATGGTGTGTCAATAACTTGGACAATGATCCTACTGTACTTCTTAGGCACATTTATGATGGTTGTTATGGTTCCTTGGATGGGCCAGGTGTTGCTGCTGCTGTGCTTATTATTGCTAAGTATCAATACCAGTCTGCATTTGTGGCAGACCAGGAAATAAATATGCTTGCTTGTCTTACTGAAATTATGGTGGAGTGTAATTTTAAATGAGAACACAAAACAAAGAAAATTATTACTACTTCTTTTGGGTAGTTGCTATGATTGCTTTTATAGTACCACAAGTTGTTACTGCATGGGCATATCATAGACTTGCAGACCATTTAGATGGAACAATAAAAGTGGAGGTTGTTAAATGACATTATCAAGACCAGTAGAGGAATCTTTAAGAGCATCCCAAGAACATTTGAGAGATGCATTAGCATTTGCTGCAAGAGGTGAGAAACCATATGTAGCAAAACATATTGCTGATTTTTTAGCAAGCATAGATAATCTTATTGATTCTCAGGATATAATCGAAAGAATGGAAGATTTTATTAAAAAGGAAGGTGATAAAAAATGATTTTTTCTAACTTAATTCCACATGGGAATTATCCAGGACTTCCTCCTGAAGGTCAATTGGTTGTTATTATACTAGGATTACTAGCATTTCTTGTTGGTTATGGACTTTATGTTACATTTGGTGAAGGAAGTAAAGATTTGCGGGATCAGATAGATGAACATGCTAAAATGCATGAATTAGGGATTGCTCACGGTCACAGTGGTGATTCTAAAGCTTGGAAATTAGCAAAGGGTGAGGATGATTACCCTAAACATACACATGAGGATTAATTTATTATGCTTTTAAATCTTGTAGTACTTGCATCAGTTGTATTTTTTGTTTGGTTTGTATTTGTCTTTTTGGCTGATCCAAATAAAATGTAATTAGGAGATTTTAAAATGAGTTACACAACACCACCTTTACCTGTATGGGGTAAAAATGATAGAGCAGTATTTGCACAAAAGAAAAGAGCTCAAGTTAAATCCAGATGGTATTATATCTTCTGGGGAACTGCTACTTTTGCTGTAGTGGCTGGACAAGTATATGTTGGAAGTGGATATCGTCAGATGTCAAAATCTTTCAATAGAATTGTTGATACACTTATTATAGAAGTAGAAAGAGATTACAATCAACCAAGGTTTTATTAAAATGAAAATTGCACTTGCAGCACTCTTAGCACTCACTCCAGTATCAGTATTGGCTGATGAGTATCAAGCAGGTTATTCCTCCAGTAAGACTTGCTTTAGAGAAGAGTATAGAGAAGAATATGTTCCTGGAACATATGATAATCCTGGATATGTAAAATCTTGGAAAGAGACTGTTGAGTTTCCTTGTAGCAGACATCATGCCTCAACT